CAATATTCAATGACCTTCCTGGGCTTTCTGTGGATCTCCTGGCTACCGATGAACCAGACCTCACCAGTCCCAGGCCAAAGATCCACAATCCCAGTACAGAAAAGCACCTGGCCCTGGTCGAAAGCTGTGTAGGCCCAACCAGGCTGCTCGAGGCGGCCGGCGTATTCCATCATGTAGCCAAGCCGCTCTGCTCCAGCGTTTAGATCGCCTTCCATCAGTCGCTCGAGGTGAGATTTTTCATATTCGATGGTGTTCATTGATCGAAAGTAATCAGACGCGGCATGATCGAAAGGATGGTCATAGGCATCGCCTGGGACTGTCTCACAACGATGAAGCCGTCAGTGTCAAAGCCTCCTCGGAACTCGACCTCCTTGTCGCCCGTGAAAAGCGCCAGGGCAGAGTCCATCGCATCAGCTGAAGATCTAAACGGGATCCGGTCGAGCTCGCTGGTCGAGCTGCCGACCTCGACGCCAACCGTGCGGAACAGCCGAAGCGTGACATCATGTATGCGCTTGGTCTTTGCCTGGGACGTGCCCTCTGTGCCGCCAGCATCGATCCGCATGGTCTGCAGTGTCGAGCTATAGCCGAGGCCGATGTGGACGTTGGTTGCAGAAAAGTCGAGCGATACGGCCCCGCTGCTCACCACCTTGTCTGGGTGGGTAGCGCCATTTGCCACGATGCGGACTGTCTGGCCCTCGAGATGATCTAGGCCGCTGATCGTCGTTGCAGCTGATCCGCTATAGGTCAGCCCCGAATCCACAAAGTAGGCGTCAAGGATATTGTCTCCGAAATCAAAGAAATTAAAATATTCAATATATCTCTTAGTCGCTCCACCGATGGTCCTCTTCACGATCAGATAGGTTTGATCCTCATCCAGGGCGCCAGGTATCGTCGCAACGCTTTCAACGTGAGAAAAGCTGTCAGATCCAAAGCTGCCGCCAATCAGGTGCTCATGCCAGGCGATCACGTTTTCTTCGCGCCTGTAGGTCATGCCGACGAACTTGCCGTTCTCCAGGACGCACCAGACGACGTTGTCCGGCTCCTGCTGCAGCGCCATCGCCTTGATGCCGCTGGTCGTTATGTGCTCGGCCAGGAGCGTCATGTCCGGCGCTTGATAGCTGTCTGTGTTCAGATCGAACACCAGCTCGCGCAGCTTGCGCCTGGCGCGCTGTACGAACAGCGTGACGTTTGCCACCTGGACCGGCTGGATGTTAGCCGAGCCATAGGTTGCCTGGCGCTTGACCACCGCGTTAGTCGGGCTGAGCGGGGCATCCTCGGAGCTCGTCACCACGAACTCGCCGCCTGACGTGCCAACCAGGAGCACCCTGCCGGCCTGGAGATAGCGGATGACGTTGACCTGGTTAGATCCCAGGGTGTAGGTCAGCGCGTCAGCTGGGCCCACGCCATCTGTAAAATCCTCGAAGCTGCCACCCACCGAGAAAAATATTGTCTGCGGCTGCTCGGTTGTTGAAGCGAAAACAAGGCGCTGCTCGTAGAAGGTCACTGCAGCTGGGTAGCCGGTCGTCGCAGAAAAAGCGCCCAGGGAAAAACTGCTGTCTGCCACCAGGTCGCCTGAGATCGTCACGCTCGAGCCAGCTGCCTCGTCTGTCAGATCTGCGCTGGGCGAAATCAGCATCGAGTCCTGGGTGATCTGGACGATGATGGCGCCGCTCTCGTTGTTGTTGCTCGTGCCGGCGCCTGAGACCGAGATCTTCATGCCGGTAGTGAAGCCCTGGGTCAGGAAGTTGCCGGCGCTGTCCTGGATCCGGTCATTATGCTCGAGCCCGGTCGCAGACGGGTCACCCTCATGGAAGCTCAGCGTCGTGGCTGTGTAGCTCGGTGCAAGCTCAGCCCGGCCATCAGCTGTCTCCTGAACGGCAGCGGTGACAGATGTCGCCGAGCTGAAACTGGCAACCTTAGCAAAGCCGTGGTGCAGCTTGACCAGGCGCCCGACATCTGTGCTGGCGAAAGTGCTGGCGCTGGCGGTGATAGTCACCGTGCCGGTCCTGCCATTGGCGGTCAGCGTGGTGCTGGTCAGGTTGGCGTCCTGGAACGGGCCACGCTGGAAGTCCACAGCCGTGATCGTCCAGGCTGTGTGGCTAGTGCGTGTGATCTTCCTGGGCGCATGGTTGGGGTGGACGATATACATCACGTCCGCAGATTGCGTGAACTTGATGTCGGCGAGCTCGGTGTGGAGGTAGGGCGTCGTCACCTCGACCGGGCTGCCACTCGATACAACCGTGCCGCCATCCTTGTGGATTCTAAAATGTTGGTCGCCGAACTCCAGGATATAGGCTTGCTCGACATTGAACTCGAAAGGGATCAGCCGGACGTTGTGTGCGCTGTTCTTGACTTCGCGGACGAAGATCGTGCCAGGCCGCCGGCTTGCGCCGCCATGCGGGTGGACGACAAAATTCTCAAGCGTTTTGCAGCCGTTGAAATACTTCTGGATGTCTGTGCGCCCGTCCAGGCGGGGGCTCAGCTCACCGGCTGTAAAGTTGCTAAAGCTAGGAGATGCCTTGGCCATCAGAGCCTCGAGTTTATGAAGGTATCAGCCGAGAAATTTTGCGAAATGCTGGTGTCCGAGGTGTTGATCTGGTTGTCCTCGGTTGCATCCACGAAGCGAGCCTCCTTGAGTTTCTCCTGGTAGAACACATTCATATTAGCGCCCAGGGTCGCGCTTCCGACCAGGGGATATGCCAGGTCAGCTGCCAGGGCAGCTGCTACGGTCTCGATCAGCAGCGTGTCGTAAGCGTTGGGATCTGTGACCCGGCCCACATATTTGAGCTTGAGCGTGCTTTCGTCTGTGAGGATCTTGCGGCCCTCGACGCGAAAGATGATGTCGGGATCATCGAGGCTGAGGACCCGCAGACAGAATGGATCTGTCGGCAATGAAAACTGTTGTGCAAACTCGAAGGCCGGCGTGGCTGTGTCTGGCGCCAGGGTGGTGCGCTGGATCAGGCTGTTCCAGGGGTGAGCTCGGAACACATAGTCGCGGATAAAGTCATAACGCTGGTTGCAGATCCGCGCAGCCTTGCTGTCTTCAGTCAGGCTGATGATGTTCGACGCACCGATCTGATTCAGCGCTGAGTTACAGATATCGACGACTGATGCCATTCCAAGCCCCTATGAAAGGAAGGGGCAGCCTGAGCTGCCCCCTCGTCGTTAGCTGATGACGTAGAGCATCGTCACGGCGATTGAGCCGGTGCCAGCGGCGCCGCCCATTGTCACAGTGACGGTCTTCCCGTCTTCATTCGCATCGACCTCCTCGCCATTCAGCAGCGCGAGCGTGGCAGCAATGTCCACGATCTGTGCTGATGTTGAGGCTGCTGCTGCCTTATAGGCTGCGGCAGATGCAGACACAGCCGTGCCGGCTGCGTTTGTGTGAGCCGCAAAACCCACAGACAGAGTTGTCGATGAACCCAACGCATCGTGAGCCAGCTGGCCCTGGAGGATGCGAGCGCCATCAGGCAGGGTGAACATTTCGATCACGTCGCCAGATGCCAGGCTCGAAGCCTCGTAGGTGCCGTGAGCAACGCGGACTTCACCGCCCAGCTCGTTGGCTTTCACGAAATCAGAAGGGTCGTCTTGAGTCAGCGTGGTTTGCTGCGTGCTATATACAGTAGCCATTTCTCATGCCCTCCCTATGCGCTCTCGTCACAATCGATTTGCACGACCTTAGCTTCTTCCATCCGGGTCGCACCAAACGTGGCGCAGTAGTAAACCTGGGTGGAGTAGCTCTTGTCGGAGCGCTCATCGATGCGTGACATGACATCCTTGCCAACGGCCAGCTTGATGCCGTCCTCGGCCCATGCGAAGCATGTGCGGATGTTGCCTGATTTACCGAGGCGTGTGCTCATGTGGAACTGGAAGCCCATGAACGTGTTGACCTCACCCTGGACCAGAGCCTTGACCGTATTGAAGTCAGAGCTCGTGACCGAAGTGGTGTTCAACAGCGCCTCGATTTGATCCGGGCCCACAGCGATATGCCGAGGGATCGAAGGATCCACCGAACCAGTGTCGAGGATCTTCTTTGCCTGGATCAGTTTTGCCACGGTCAGGTCAGCCGAGCCGTTGGCAATCTGATTAGCGGCCAGCATCGAGGTGCTGGTCGAACCGGACTTGCCTGTCTTGGATGAACCTGTTGCGGCGGTGATGATGGCATCGTCCATCGCCCGGCCCATTGCAGCAGCAGCTGCCTGAGCATAGGTGCTGGTCGGATCAATGAGCATCTTAACCTTATCGACATCATCGATCAGGTCTGCCCATTCATACGAATCCATCGTGACCATTCTGCGAGAATGGGGGGTCTCGACGACGGGGGTGTCCCCGTGGCGCGAGGTGCGCTTCACAGCAGCTGCGGCTCCGACCTGGTCGAAGAACGCCTTCTCGCCCGTGACGCTCTCCTCAGATACGCCGCCCCGAAGAATGGAGCCACGCTGCTGAGACAGGAGCTGGACGTTGGTCGAAAACTGCTGGGAAAACGCGGTGGTGATTTGAGCACTCATGTTGCTCTCCTTTCACACTAGCGTTTTGGTTGCTCGCTACCCGGCGACCGCCGGACGAAAGGTTCGTACAGTTTACGGCTGCGTCCGCCAGGGGCCTGGGGCTTGTCCTGGTTTTTTGTGTCTGTGTTTGCAGGGGCCGGAGCTTGTCCTGCGTTACAGACTAGGCAAGGATGGCCGAGATCTTCTCTTCGATCTCGAGAGCCCTCCTGACCTGGAAGTCGTGCTCTGGATGCCTGTTGTCCCAGTACGGGGTGCCAGGTGCGCGCAGCTGAGCCAGCTCTTCACGCATTTCGTCAGGCGTCTGACCGCCTGTCATCTTCACCCCTTCGAGCGTGTCCTCCGACACTTTGTCATGGATGAAAGATCCGATGTTTGCCAGGAACCGGATAAAAGACGGGTTGTCGCCCAGCATGGTGCCGTCCGGCATGGGTGTCTCTGCAAAGTCGAGCTCACCGAAAGTCTCGAGCGCTGCGTTAGCCAGGCCCAGCTGATCGTCATAGGCCTCGCCCCACTCGCGCTTGAGCTCGAGCTGAGTGTCCGCCTGGATCTGCTCGGTATGTGCCTGGTCCTGTCCGACCAACTCACCGAGCCGGCCGCCATAAGCGTCCATAATCATCTGCGCCTGGTTGTTGTTCAGCCCCGCCTGGTGGGCTACGTCTCGAAACCAATCGACCACCCCGTCGTCCGGCTGGACGCCCTCTGGAGCGGTGTAGTTGATCTGATAGCCACCAGGGTCCTCTGGACGCCCCAGCTTGCTGTAGACGGCGCTCCAGTCGTCAGCAGTGGACGATTTACCTGGGAGCGCAATCTTGTCAGCGCCGATCATGGATTGTGCATGGACAAAGCCCTTTGCCAGGCTGCCCACGTCTGCAATCGTTGAAAGAGATTTGTGATCCCGGATCTCCTCGGGGATCATTGAGCGCCAGTCTTCGCTGGTGCCAGACGGGGCTACCTCCTCGGTGGAGACCTCCGCTACCTGTTCGTCACTCATTCTGTGCCATTTCCTCTAGCTGTTTCTGGTTACGCAGCATCGACTTGATGAACAGAACCACCGTGCGCTGCCCCTCACGGTAGGCTGTCTCGTTGGGATCCACAGAGAAGGTTGTCGAATGTTCACAAAACCTCACGCCCAGATCCTCGAGGATCCGCTCTCCTTGAACTGACGTGAAGACCTCCTTGTAGAGCTCCCTGGTATCCTCCGGCGTCATTGCTTGGTCGCCTCAATAAACGGCGCTGCTGCCCCAGCTGCCTGGGCTTGCTCGGTCAGCTGCTGCTGCTGAGCCTGGGCTTGCTGTGCCTGGGCGCGCTGCTGGCGCTCCTGGGTGACTTGCTGGTCGCCCTTGATGGCTGTGGCCGGGATGCCGAGCACCTTGATGATATGCTTTGAGACGCCGTCTGTATCGATGTAGTCCATGATGGACGGGTCGATCTGGGTAAGCGGCATCATCAGCTCGAGCAGCCTGGTAAGTGCCTGGATGTCGCCCTGGCGCTGTGCTTTGGCCAGTGGGCTCACATATTCGATCTCGATGTTTCTGTCGCGCATGAACTCCGGTGCCGGCGCAAAGGCCTTGTTTCTTGCCAGGATGTTGTAGGTCCTGCTGATAAGCGGCTGCAGCAGCTCGGCTTGCATCCGGCCCATGACCGGGCCCAGGAGGCGCATCTTTTCCTCTGTCCGCTGCACAACCTCGGTGGCCGTCATCTGCGGTCCCTGGCCC